CATTAAGAGAAAATGCTAAAATGTTAAAACAATCAACTAAAAGTTTTTTTCGGTTGGAATTTTATAAAACATCAAATGACGATTCACCAAATCAAACAAATAGAAGATTGGTTTTTTCAAAAAATTTAATACTTCCATTAGGTGAAAAAGTTTATTTTACAGGAACCCCATCGGGTTCAACATTGCCTTTAAATGATTTTGTTTTTCTACCCGTCTTTACGGGTTCAAATTATAGAAACACTGAAAATATGTATTTCTTTTGGTTTTTAGATGACACACCATTTAGTGAAACGAACATCACAGGAAATACTTTTTATATGACCGCAAAATTTTATAACGCTAAAGATGGTACGATTATCGATTTTGTAAATAAACAAAAATCTGTTGGTCAAGAAATCATAGAGGAACAGGATATCTATTATAAAGTAATTATTGATAGGTCCGATTATTCTTATATTGTTTATCAATACAATGGTTCATTGGGCTCAAGGAATGGAGTACTTAATTCTCCAATAAATTTTTATGAAAGAAGACAATAATGGATATCAAACCACCTTTAAAATACGAAATACGTAGGAAATCAATTCCTAATTTAAAGTTGTATGCGGTTGATAAACCATATTGGTTCAATAGTTTAGGTGGTTTACTTGAGTTAACAAATACAGATTTAATTGATTCTTTAGATGGTTATATCATTTATAATGTTACGGGTGGTACAGTTTCTTCAGGTTATTATATTTGGTCTGGCGCAACTTTAGACGGGGCATCCTATGGTGATACTGATTGTGATTTAAGTTTAAAATTATATGAATGGGAAAACATATCAAAATCCGAAGCATACGATGACCACGACATTCCTCTTTTTTTAGAGAGTTCGGTTGACGAAATGGGAGTGATGGTTGGATTTGATGGTCAAATTGAACAAGTTGAACAAATATGTAATTTTTCATATACACAGACAGGTAACACAGTATATGTGTATAACACAATAGATACCACAAAAGTATCTGAAATATATGATATTAATTTCATAGTTGATTGGGGAGACGGGACTTCTTCAATATTAACCGCTACAGGTATAACTGCAAATAAAACATATTCGTCAACAGGTGTAACAACAATATCAATTTCAGTTAACACACCATGGACACAATTTGAAACAAAAAAGATAATTCAAATACCTTCAAATACCACAGTTCCCAATTCATTGGGAACGTTTTCAGGTTTCACAATTCCATATAGCAATATAACTGGTCAAACACAGGACTATCTTAATGACTATGATAGTGATTGTGATGGGACATATACGGGTAACACTATATTTTATTATGCTTCAATTGGTAAAAGTAGAATTAACGAAAAGAAACTCTATGGTGGTAACACATATACGGGAGTGACAACAGGAATAACAAATAATTTGGTTTATAGTGCATATACAATTGATGATTTATATTATCGAGATTTTGAGGATGGTGTCACCACGATTACTGGTGCAACATCTGGTTTTACAAAAGAAGAAGTGATTAATTGTGTTATAACAAGAAACGAACATTTCTTAGGATTTATTGATGAACCTGTGATATATTCGGATATTTTTGTTGAAAGAGGTAAACAAGGTGTTCTTGAAAAAACATTTAGATTATCTGAGATTGAAAATACAGGGGAATTATCGTATTATGGTAATGGATATTTTAATATTAGAAAACAATAATTTTCATATTTATAAATAAAAACAAATGGCAACGGGTTCTTACGGCATAATACGACCATCAGACATTTCACCAGAAGATGTTGAAATTTATTTTCATTATGTTTCTGATAGGAATGCAACTTCTGATGTAACATTTAAAAGATTAAATTCTGTTGATGTTTTAACACCTGTTTATCATAATTCTGACACGACAGATGATACTTCAGCGCCGAATGTTGAAATATTAGGTGGTTTATATAATTTAAAACTTACCTCCGATGATTTTTCGGATTTAGGTATATACACATTACACATAAGACCAAAACAAATTAGAACAACAATTACTGATTGTGGTATTTTGGCATCTTTACCTTCTGTTAGAGGTTTAATTATTGATTTATCAAATGTCCCATCGGATGATAGAAATAAATTTACGCCTCAAGGATTAGTTGGATATAGAATTGAATACATTAATTCTTCCGATAATAAAAAAATACCTAATTTTTATAGGATTGTTACTTCTTCTTTTTATTGTACACCTATTGTTTCAAATTTAACAAGTACATCTCAAAAAGCTATAAGATATCAATATAGTGAACAGGCAACAAACTTAATGTTTTTAACTGTAACACCATCTTCAGCACCAACAAATAAACCAAATACGGTTCCTTTTATTGGTGTACCATCTCAAAAAATAATTTTAACAAACACATATTTAAATCCCACAACAATAGAGGTAGAAATGGTTGAACATGATGCTTCAACTCTTGCATATGCATTGTATGGTAATCAAAGTAAGGCGGTTTCACAAGGTATTTACACCATTTATGACAATAACAACAACATATATAAGCAGTACAATCTTTACGAAGTTAAAGATGAATTTAATGAAACATTATATGAGGTTCGTGAAGAGAGGACAGATATTGATGAAACACTAAACTTTGATACTATTACAGAAACATAATGGCAAAAAGAAAAGTACCAAGTCAAGCTGCGAGTGGTGCGGAAACATTTAATGATTTTTTAGTTGGTAGACAAATAACAGATGGAACATCATCGTTAACCAACACCATTTTTGCGTTAGATAAAGTAATACCTCAAAGAGACGCGAAGAATTTTTCAACAACTCCTTTTTCGGAATTTTTAACTTTAGACAATATAAAAGAAGTTGAAGGTGTTCAAACGACAACAAAAACAAAGATAAAAAAAACCAATGAGGTAACGTTTAAGTCCAATAAAAAATATGCGGATAAATCTTTATTCGGTTCATTATCTAGTAGAGTTTTAGTTTCCATAACAAGGATAATCAACAAATTCCCCGGCGGTATTTCAGTTGTTGCTGATAGTCCAATAGGTTCGTCTCCTTATAGTGTTTCAGGAATAACATATGATGATAGTACACATACAACAATTTTCTATGTGGAGAGAAGTAAATTCTTCAATCCATTTGAATTGGTACTTATTGAACCTATTTCAGTAATAAAACCACAAACAGAAAATGAGTTAAGAAATTTTTATTCATCATATACAAAATATGTTTTGGTAGTTGACGATTTACCTTTTCCAATTCTTGAATATACTGAACCAAACGTAAATAATCTCATTCAGTTTAAAATATACGGACAACCTTTTACCGGTTCTACTTATTCAAGTAATATTTTAATCAGACCAAATGATGGATTAATTGAGGAGTTTTTTTTAGGTTTAGATGATTTAGAACAATCATTGTTAAATAGAGAAACCAGTCCAATTTATACTTCTAGTTTTAGAGTACCTAGAGATAGTCAGGATAATTCAAAAACATCGTTGGTAAGTGTGACCACTTCGTGGCCTGTATCAAGTGATGGTTATAATATTCAAATTTCTGGCATAGATTACGAACTTTATGTAACTAGGTTAAGTGATATTGCGGATGAAATTGACGATTATAAATCGAATTTATTGATTCGATTTTTGTCTTCCCCTCAATTATTTGAATTTGATACAGAAGATAAAAGAGCGGAAAGTGTATTTCAGTTATATGGACAAAGTTTCGATAGTGTAAAAAAATATATAGACAACATAGCATACATGAGAAATGTAAGTTATGACTCAATTAATAATTTACCCGATGTTTTATTAAAAAATTTATCTGAAAATCTTGGTTTATCAACAACAAATTTATTTGATGAAAAAAAGTTTGAAGACATTCTTTACACAAGAATAAACACAACATATGGAGGAATACCAACTGGAACAAATTTAGTTGAGGCAGAATATGAGTTTTATCGAAGACTTTTGGTGAATCTTATTGAAATATACAAATCAAAAGGAACTCGTAAGGCGTTAGAGTTTTTTTTAAAATTCCTTGGGGCACCTGAACCTTTAATAAAAATTAACGAATACATTTATCAAGTTACATCAATACCCGCAAGTTTTGATTTGGAAGAAGACATATATCAAGCGATTCAAGGAAATAAAACATATACTTATGGCGTTTTAAATCTTACGGGTTACACATATGAAAAGAAATCCTACACGGGGTCAACATCGTTTGTTAGAGAAGGTTACCCTGTTAATGAATTTAATGGATTACCAAGAAGGGCGTATAGTGATATTGAAAACGTTTTCTTTCAAAAGGGGGCTGGTTGGTATGATATAACCCTATCACATCGTTCACCTTTAATTTTGGACACCACAAATTCCATTTTAACTGGTAGAACAAAAACTATTATTACCAAAAATAAACCATACACATATGGTGAAAATTATTTTGATGTTTTTAGAACACTTCCAGGGTTAGATACAGGATATAATTTGGTTTCCAATATAGATAACACCAAAGCAAGACTTAAAGAAGACAATGCAGATTTAATTTTAAACAGAAAAAATATTGAAATATATATTTCACCCGCAAGAGCAATTGATTACGATGTTTTTAGACGTTCCAAGGAATTAGAACTTTCTTTTGGGACAAATAATAGTTTACCGGTTCAAACGGGAAAAACGTTTGTTGAATTTTTGGACACGTTTATTCATAATGTTGTAAAAAATTCAAATAAAATTAGATATAAAAAGAAT